CCTTCCTCGTAGCTCACCAAAAAGAGTGGCACAGGGATGAAGTTGAGTGGCTGCACATCATCGCCGGGCTGCACCATCATGCAAGCGGTGCCGACGGCCAAGTCCAAAAGAAACTCGCCCATGGCAATGTCAAAGTTGGACTGGTTCAGCATGGTGAACATCTTGTCTTGGTAGACCTCAAGCACAGCTTGGGCTTGCTGCTTGCGATCAGCTGGAATATCTGAGCCAGCCTCTAGCTTTGCCCACTTACGCTGCGGCGGGAACACCACAGACTGCAAGCGATTGGCAAAGCGCTGAGTAGAGTTGATGGCGGTTGAGTCAAAGACGCGCTGCATCTTCTTGGAGCCAGTGGCACCACCTTCCCACACACCGTAGAGCTGGCGCTGTGGCAGGGCGAATTCGTAGGCATCTTGGTACAGCTGCTGGAATTCATCCTTCTTGGCTTGGGCAGCAACCTGCCGCTTCAAGATCTGCTCTGGTGTCAGGCGCATGCCGCCGGGTGTGTTCTTGTCGTATTCCATCATCAATCCTTTTGCAATTCGTACTTCTCCAACATGTTGCGGCCTTTGGCTGCCAGCCTTGAAGCTGCGCCAGATGTGCGCGGCACCGGCTCGCCCCACGCATTGGCTGCCAGCGCCAGCCGGGTTGGCTTGCCCTTGTCATCCACCAGTGGGCCGCTTGGGTTGGTGTAGAAACGGGTCAGGAAGGAACCTTTGCGACGCAGCGCTTGGCCTGCTGGGCTCTTGTCTTTGACACCCGGCTGTAGGTTTTCGCTTTCACCAGAGCTTTCAAACTTGCGCCGACCGGCTTCGGTCAGGCCACCCTCTGGATCCTTGTATTTGCTCACTTCTTTTCTCGCGCCGCAGCCATGTTGTCAACCAAGTTGGGATAAGGCCTGCCAGCTTTTGCGGCACGACGCATGGCGTTGCGCTTCTCTTGAGAAGACAGCTCTTTTGGCTTGCCTAGATCTTTAGGCCGTGGCTTGTCCCAGACCTCTTTCATTTCTTTTTGTTCATCGCGTTGGTGGCGGTGCGCTGGCCGCGCACTGGCATGGGCTTGCTAGCTGGTTGCGAGCTGCCTTTGCTTGAGGATTCGCGCATCTTCTTTGCTGCCTGCTCTTGCGGTTTCTTGTTCATCATTACGGCCTCTCCTTTGAAAGTAATGGTCTACTCATCTTGCGGGAAACGGCACCAACCCTTGCGGCCCGGCGCTCGCCTATCTCACGCTTTAACGCGCTACCTGCTTCAGTTTTTCTAGCTTCATACTTACTTGAGTCAAATGCAGCAATCTCTGGAGCTACTGGAATGTCGGGCGTTTTAGGTGCAGTGTCTGTAAATTTAGGAATTGGTTTTGCTTCGTAATAGGTATACGGGCGCTCAACAAATCCATACTGCAAACCACCACCGGCACCACCTGGGCCTAAATGTGGTGAAGATGATGGCAAAAGCTCAGCCTCACGACGGGTTCCCTGCCTTTCAATCAAAGGATTTTTTTCTATATCTGCAAGCAATGCGGTGTAGTCATCAAGCTTCTTTTTATATGCTGTCTTCTGTGTTTCATAAGTTGGCAGCAATGAATCTTTATAAGCTGCAATCTGCGCTTCATAGGGCTTCATTTGCTCAGTCACGCCAGCTTGGTAACCTGTGAATGCTGTTTGATATTCACCCGTAATTGAATCTAAGTTTGATTTGTATTGCTTGGCCAGCTTGCTAATATCAGATGTGCTGCGTCTGGCAATCTGGCGTTGTTTGTATTGGGGTAGGGTAGCCATTACTGCAACCTCATTCCACCGTTACTCAGGTCGGTAGCGACACCAAGCTCTGCGTCCATGCGCTCACCTGAGAGCAGGGATCTGCGGCCACCACGGGTGCGAGCTTTGAGCGCAGATGCTTCGGCAGCTGCTGCCTTGCGGCGCTCCTCATCTGCTGCGGCCTGCACTTCCTTGGCTTTCTTCTCCATCTCCAACTTATTGTTTGCATAGTTGGTTTGCGATGATTCAAACTGCTGCCGCGCTGTCTGTGCTTGCTGCTCCATGGAAGCACCTTGCTTTGCGTATTCAGCCGTTTGCTTAGACAACTCAAACCGCATGGCAGCTTGATCGGAAGATTGCTGCGCCAGTAATTTGCGTTGATCTGATTCGGCTTGACGGCGCGACTTTCGCGCTTCGTCAGCGGTGTAAGCTGAACTCAAAAGAATAGAAGCTGCAATCCAACCCATAACTAACTCCTAATTAAAATTTCATCAATGTTGTCTAAGTCTGTTTCATCAGTTGCGTGAATGCAAAACCAAACACTGTCTTCATGCGCTGTGATGATGTGATGATGCCCAGCAAGAATATTGATACAGGCAGGTGCCTTGTATTCAGTTCTCACCCCTTCAACTTCCACCGTCACATCACCCTTGGCCAAGATACTTAAATGGTCATAGGCATGCGCATGACTAACTGCATAGTGCTTTGCTGGCAACAGCATCTGCTTTGCGTACAAGCCAGCAGAAAAGTGATGCACCACGCCCAGATCAATATCTATCATTCAAACGATTCTATTGATTTTTGTACAGAGTGCAAGTGACTGATATCAGAGTGATATCAACTCATGCAAATACATCAAAGTCGGTGCTGGCGCTGGACTGGCCCATGGGTCGGCCACCGAGCTGGTGGGTGCGGGTCATGCGGTTGTATTCGCCGCCGCCCAGCATCAGGTAGCCGAAGGAGTCGCCAATGTGAGAGTGCTCATTTTTATTTGGGGCATCCCTAAAGCGCTCTTGGCCAGCGCCGACCGCCACCCGTTTGAAGTGATAGCCACCTGCAAGCGCTTTGCGCAGCAGCTTGCACTCGCGGTTGACAATGAGCCCCGGCTTGCCAGCAATAAGTCGCTGCATGGGCGCAGCCGAGGCCTCTCTTCGCACCTTGAAGTCGTTGCTGGCGGTGGGTTGTGCTCGCAGCCCCAAGGTTTTGAGGTAATCGAAGGCTGTGACCTCGTAAATAGCATCTCTGGCCATACCCGCTGGGTCACCCCAGATCATTACTTGGTGGTTGGGGTAGCGCTGGTTCAATTCAGCCAGCAGCTGGTGGCCAAAGCGCTCCAGTCCCATGTCAAAGGTCACGATTTCTTGATGGATCAGCCACCTGCCGTTGGGCAAACGCTGGCCAATGGTGGCAGCAGGGGTCAATCCGAAGTCAAGCCCCACCTGTATAGGCACATTGGGGTCAATTTCAGTCTCACCGGACATGGTTGAGTCTTCATACTCTGGCCAAACAGGCCGTCCTTCCTGCACATAGGTGTACTCACCCCCGGCATAGCACCTGATCCAGTCCAGGTTCTTGCCAAGCAGCATTTGCTGGTAGTAGCCGGGCGGCAGGTTGTGGATATTCTCGGCTTTGGGGTTGACCTTCCACCACTTACCCGACGCAAAGATGTGATCGTTGGCCTCTGGCATGTCTGGCAGGTTCTCAACGTCCACAGGCACCACACCGCCGGGCTGTCGAAAGAACTTCCACGCATAGGCCCCACTCATCTTCTCCTTCTCGGCCATCCTGTGCCACCAATGGTCGTCATCACAAGGGTTTGTGTCCATCCAGATGCCGTGCCAAGTAGCCCCGCCATCGCGCTTTGTCGGATACCGGCCAACCCGGTGTGTCAAACCATCAATCACGGCTTTAGGCAGCTCACGCGCCTCATTGACCCAAGCACCTGTGAGCTCCAGCGACAGCAGCTTCCTGACATCCTTGGGTTGATCAAGGGCAAGGAACATGACCTCGCAGTCAATGCCAGCTGCACCCTCGCGAGCAGGCAAGCGGATGTGGTGTGTGATGGGTGGTGTCCACAACATAGGCCCAAACGTGCCTTCTGGGAATAGGTCAAGCCATGTCTTGATGGTCGTCGTCTTCAACATGGGGTAGCTGTTCCTGACAATCGCCCAGCGGGAATACCTGACGTTGTCAATCGGACTGGCTTTTTGCTGGACAGCTTTGATGAAGATCTTGGCCGCGCAGCCGTAGCTCTTGCCAGAGCCCACCGGCCCCATGATCCCTTGCACAAAGTTCTTGGACTGGATGAAGTCGTAGATCACCGGCGACTCGCTGAAGTCTAGGTTCAAGCCGGCCATCGGCACCGTCTTGTCGGACATCTCTTTTGTACGGCTCATCTTCTTGCTCCAGTTGTCTAATCTGTCTTTTGCGCCACATGGTTCCCTAGCTTGAGTTTGGCTTCAATGTACTGATACAAAGCTTTGAAATGAGCACCCTCAATGTGTGGATCACATCCACCCCAGTGCCATGCCTCAATAAGCTCGTCTTCCGTCAGCCCAACCCATGTGCGAGCTACCGAGGATTCCTCGGTTACTGGCCCTGTGCGCTGTGCCAAGGCTTCTTTGATGGCGGCAATGGCCGCGTCTGTTTGTTTATTAATTGGGTCAACGTCAAAACAATCAGAATAATAGGCATCAATGCAGTACGCCAACCCTCCGTTAGTGCCAGTTCCGTTAATAAGTTGCTCGTTTGCTTGCAACGCATCAAGCGCCTGTTTCAATACTTTAATCATGATTCGATTCCAAAATGTTCTTTTAACTGAGTGCCATCTGCATAAGAAACAACTTCGCCGCTATGCTCGTCTATGTCAAATGCAGAATCAACAATGGTTGCACATTCCTGAATAATCAACTCGGCGAACTTTTCCATCCAAGCCATACTACCAAGCGGAAATGCTTCTTTTGATGCCTGTTTAGCAAGTTCTTTAATTCGTTCATTCATGCTTGTCCCCTTGCTCTGATGGCTTCTTCAATTTCGGCGCTCATTATTTTTGCTTTTATCGCCACCGTGGATGGCAAATGTGTACTTTGCATAACTTGATCGGCGCTAAATTTGTGGCGGTGTTGAAACAACTCACCGTTGCGGTCACAAATCAGTCTTAACTCCATTTCGCCAAAGCCAAGGTTGTGGAAATTGCTTTTACGTTCTTTGGCGGCTACCAGTTTGGCAAAGGTTTCTGCGGCTTGAATTGCGGCTGAGTTTTCCATTTTGAACCCAGCTTGTCTTGCCATCTCAATGATTTCATCTTGTGTCATGCTTCTCCCCTTGGTGCAACAACATTGATGTCAATCACAGACGGTTTCTCGCTGCCGTCGTCCGGGTTGTCAAGCAATCCACTTGCCTTAGCCAGCAGACGCAAGACACCCACCTTGTCGTAGAGCTCAATGTCAAGCGTGGAGTACACATTGCCATCAGAGTCCTTCTTGCTGTTGACCTTGACAGACTTAATCGCATGCAGCGCGTGCTCTGGTATATCGCTAGACCTCTTCACCGTCACATTGCCCTGCTCATCCCATGACATGATGTCTGTCAGCTTGGTGTTGGCCATGCTCAGCAACGCATAGGCCACAGCCTCTTTGTTGGCCATGATGGTGCTTGAGCGCTCCAGCCTGCGCTGCACAGACCTCACCCCACCCCAGTTGGTCAGGGGAGGGATTACGCTTGACTGTTTGGGTCTAGTGGCCATCAGAACGGTATATCGTCGTCATTGTCTGGCACCACAGCCTTGGGGCTTGGCTGGGGAGCAGCTGCAAACACAGGCGCAGCAGACTGGACACCAGAAGTCTTGGCCTTGCCCACCTTGAGCTTGAACCAAACCCCGCCGTCATCCTTCTTGTTCACATACAGGTCAAGGAAGTGCTTCGTGCCATCAGGCATCACAAACGTGCCCTTGTAGTCACCGTGCCATGTCTCAGTCTTGTCAGTGTTCTTCCAAGCCTTGCCCTCACTGGGCTTAATCTCGCGGTCATCTTGCATTGCAAATGCTCCTTTTGGTTATTGTCCTACACATGAAAAAAAAGGGAAGGGTCAGCTTCCAGTGAAAAAGCGGGGAAAACTCTTCCAAGAAAAAGAAGGGAAAATTTCATTCAGACCCCCCATCGCTACGGTGAGGGGGCGGGGGGCAAGGGTATCGATCCCTGTGGCGCAGCCCTGCCGCGGCCTGCCTGCCGGGATGCCAGCAAACATGCGGCTTTCCCTGCCGCTGGCAGCCAGACACCCCTTGTCGCACCCTGCTTGTACAGAATCCATACGTTCGTCTGGCTTTTGGACAGGCATCATTACAAGGCCTACAAGGCGCTGAGCACATGACTGGCTACCTGTGCCTAGGCCAGCATGCTGTCTAGTCTGCATGGCACCATCCAAGGGCTTGGCGGGGCATCCAGTCATCGGGCATCTGCCTGCAACTGCCGGATCCCTGCCATCAGGACGTTGGATGTGGGTGTGATGCCCTCGGCTCGGTACAGCGGGAGCAGCACCTCAAGGTTGTATCTAATCTGCTGTGCTGTCATGCCGTCGCTGACAAGTTGTGCGATTTCTTGGTTGTTCAATACAGACATGTCTGCATCTTCTTTTTTAAAGTTATCCACAGAAGACAACAGCAACCCTTGTTCTATGTGTTCTCTACAACCCTCAGAGGTTGT